TTTTAATATTGATTTATCTCTAAACAAAACTTTTTTACGACTCAATTGTTTCAATTCTTTTGTGTTTCCATTGACTATTGGAGTTTTAATGCCATTAATTTTTTTATAGCCAATCATTGGTACATCAATAACCCTATTTTTACCTTTAATCATTCTTGTCATAGACACAAAAGTTGTATTACAATACCTTCTTTGAAATTCTTGCCTTTGTTCTTTTTTTACACTCCAATCATTTGTGATTGTCAATACATTTTCTAATGGTATTGCCAATGTATCAGCAACATTAAAAAATTCAACGTTGCTTTCAAATGGAGTACCTGTCAACCCAACAGTATATTTAATTGTTGGTAATGTACTAATATTTTTTAATGCAATACTTCGTTTGGAGGTCACATTTTTAAATTCGTGGCATTCATCAACAATTAAAGTTGTAATATTTTCTTTTAATAATAAATCACAATTGGTTCTTACTCTTAAATCATGGTACTTTGTTAAAGTTTTAACATGATTGCCAATAACAATGAAACGAGTTTTGTTTTCCATCCACTTCTTATCTATTGCCCGAACCTTTTCATTGAACATTTCAATTTCTCTTTTCCAGTTTAAAACTAAGCTTGGCTTTGTAACAACCAAAACTTTGGAGGAATTTGCAATAATAGCTGCTGCAATTGCTGAAAATGTTTTACCTAAACCTGTATCATCCAATAAAAAACATTTTTTTTCTTCTAATATGAAATCTATTGCAGTTTCTTGATGTTGTAAAGGGTTATATTTTGTATGTTTTAAAACACTAAAATCTCTATTTCTATTTCTTATTTTTTCAAAAAAGTTTTCGGATTTCTTCTTTTCTAAAAATAATTCCACACCATATACATCTTCAAAGTGATAAAACTCTTTAGTTTCTCCCCAATATTTGTTTATATGGTGAGTTATTCCATCACACTTTAAAAGTGTTGTTGGAATCTTCGGACTTTCAAATCTTACATTGTATTCCAAATATTCCATGTCAAAATCTGTGCAGTGGAAATTAACACTTCCAATTGGGCAAAATCCATCCATCCCATTAACAACATGGAATTGAACATATTGTTTTCTCCCTTTCTCTTCATTGAATTCCTTCAATGCCTTTAAACAATCCATAAGATTTCCACAATAAACATTTTTAGATGGCTTTATTGTGTTATATAAGTAAGATTTAAAATTATTTTTTGAAGAGTTTAAAACAGCCATTAGATAATCACTCCTTAATTTTAAAATATAAGGATTGTTACCACTATAAGAATGTAGGTCAATAAAATTAAACTTAGACATAGTGTATTTATTTAAGTATAATATAGTAAAAAACATACACATAATCAATGAAACCGATAAATAGATTAAACAAATTCTTCTCTGAAAAGGAATTCGAATTAGAAAAACAATTTGGGATGGAATATTTATATGGAGATTTAAATACAACAGTAAATTATTATTCAATTAATTTGAATGAAACTGACATGGATGACTTGTATGGAGAAACCCCTAATAACTTGGTAGCATTAAATACACCCATTTCATTACCTTGCATTTATCAATTAACTAAGAGTGAAAATAAATCTTATAATGATAATACTACAATGCGTTTTGAAGAGTCAGGGAATTTAATAATACACATATATTTAGACATTTTAAGAGACTTAGGTATTAAATTAAATTATGGAGATTTTATTGGTTTTCAACTAAATGAAAAGGCAGAAATGATGTTTACAATAGCTAACCCTGCAAATTTCCACTTTGAAAATGAAAAGACTTTGGGTGGATATAAATCGTTTTTTAAAACTGTAATATGCACACCAACAGATAAAGAAGAATTAAACTTTAAATACTTGTAATGCTTGTTAAACCAAACAAAATATTAAAAATACCAGATGAAGTAGACATTTCTGATGAAGCACAATTTAAAAGATTATTAGGTAAATCAACTTACTTACCTAAAGGTGTTAAAATTAAAGATATGGACACATCTTTTGTTGATTTTATAAAAAATGATATGAAAATAGAAGTTGGGGGTGAAGTAGTTCCTGTATTTTTCTTCACTTTGTCAAGGTATTCAGAATTTGAAAAGAATTGGATAATTTCAGATAAATTAGGGAAAGTGAAATTACCCTTTATTACTATTGTAAAAACACCAATAGCTAAACAAGGTACAGCCTTTGGTGACATTACTGCCAATTTGCCAACTAATGAAACTTTCACTATCCATAAAGTGCAGATTCTTCATAAAGGTAAACAAAGGAATGTTATCTACCAAATTCCACAACCAACATTGATTGATTTACAATATGAAGTAAATATTTTTACAACTAAGCAAAACATTTTAAATACTTTTAATGAAAAGATGTTGTTAACATTTAACAGTGTTTTAAAATATGTTAAGACTAAAAATCATGATTTTCAAATATTATTAAGTGATGTATCTGATACAACTGAAAATACATTAGAAGAAAGACGTTATTATAAGAACACATACAGTATGGACTTAAAGGGTTATTTATTAGATGAAAGCACTTTCAAAAAAATGTATTCCTTTGATAAAATCAATATAACTCAAATAATCAATTGTCAACCTTGCAGTACAAAAAAATGCGAATTGAACATCTATGAAAATAAATGTGATAATTGCTATTCTATAAATTTTCCTAGAAATGGTGAAACTGAAATTGACATAGAAGTAACAAAAAATTTGACATTTATTTATGACAACCAAAAAAATTCAGAGAATTATACAATAAAAATAAATGGTGAAATTGTTGGATTACCTTTTAATGTTTCTAAAGGTGACACTATGACAGTTATCAACAATAGAATAATTCAGAAGAATGTATTTATAAAGATATGTTTGACTGAAATTTAAGGGATTTTGCACTAAAAAAGTATATTTATTATAAAAAGTTTAATAATGGCAAGAACAAACGGAATCAGCCCATCAGTTTCATTTACAGAACAAGACTTCACAGTAATCCAAAGAAATTTTGGTATTACAACTTTAGGATTGGTTGGTGAAACACAAAAGGGTAGAGCATTCACACCTACATTTATACAAGATTATGATACATTCAAAACATGTTTTGGTGGATTAAACCCTTGTAAATTTAAGGACTCTCAACAATTAAAATACGAATCTTCTTATATAGCTAAAGAATATCTAAAGGAAAGTGATAGACTTTATGTAGTTAGAACTTTGGGTCTTTCTGGTTATGATGCAGGAGATGCATGGGCATTAAATTTTGGTGCATCATTAGATATTGAATCTGTTGAAGAAACGGATGGTGGAACATTTAGTCTTACAATGCAATTTGTAGATGGCGAAATAAATGTATTAACATTCTCTGATGATAAATTGCAAAAATTTTATGATGAAGGTTTAATACCTGCAAGTGCTTTACCATCTTCTAATTCTGTAACTGGTGACACTTTTGAATTGGAACAAACCTTTTTTGGAGATTGTAACACTTTTACTGGGTTAACATATGACTTAACTGCATTGACAAAAGATGAACCTTATTTATGTGTATCTGGTGAAACTGAAACTACATCTGTGTCTATTGTTACTGGTAATACACAGTCCTGTGCTGTGGAATATAGTGGAGGTTCAATTACTTATAATTCACTATTTGCAATTGATGTAATTGACCCTATTGTGTTTATTAACACTGACACAAATGCATTACATGTTATCTCAAATGGACAAGTAGCTATCCAAGGTGGAACAATTACACATGATTTAGATGACTCAATAACCTTTGAAGATTCAACAATTATATTTCCTAATGGCGATTCGTTTTTAAATTCTAACTTTAAAGTATGTGATTTAAAAGGGAATGATGCAATTTATGATTGTGAAACTGTTAGTGGTGATAATATTACAATAGTGACTGGTACCACAGTTACATCTGTTCCAACAATTGTAACAGGTTCAACAGTGGTTGTAACAGAATTCCCAACTGGTATTGTGGAATTTGTTTTAAGTGGAAGTTATGTTCAATATATTGGCTTACCATTAGCTGAAATTGACAACACTGTGTTTTTAATGTTAAGATCAAACGCAACTTATGATGGTGATGAAGCTCTTAACTTTAAAGTGGTTGAAGAAAGTATTACAATTGAGTCATTAGATGGTAAAATAATTAAACCATATGACGATTTTAAATTATTGGGGACTTTGGCAGATGGTAATACATTTGAATACATTGTTTCAATGGATTCAACAAAGAAAAATTACCTAAAAAGGGTATTTGGTTCATTTATTTTATGTTGTGAAAGTAAAATCCCAATTTACATTGAAGAAATTTATGATGTAATGTTTGACAATTTGGTAGCTGATGGCAAAATACACTGTATTAAGCCAACAGTTTGTACAGTAACAAACTTGAACAATTATAAAACAAAATATAGAGGTGCATCAACTCCATTTGTTGTTTCTGAATTAAGAGGTAATACAGTTGAAAGATTGTTTAAATTTTATACAATTGGAGATGGAGCAGCAGCAAACAAAGATTTTAAAATATCAATAAAAAATATTAGACCAGATAAAAGAACTTTTGATATTGATATTAGAGCATTTGGTGATACAGATAAAAACCCAGTTGTTTTAGAATCATTCCCAAGAGTATCAATGTCAAAATCAAATAACAATTACATTGGTAGAAAGATTGGTACAGTTGATGGTGAATATTCTGCAACATCAAAATATGTTTTAGTTGATGTTGTAACAGATTGTTTAGAAGATGCCTTTCCTGCTGGATTTGAAGGATACCCAATAAGAGATTATTCTTGTGGTCAAGCACCAGACATTCAATACAAAACAGAATATACAGCATTCGAAAGAAAAAGAAATGTATATCTTGGATTGTCAGACATTGTAGGTTTTGATCAAGACATGTTTGATTTTAAAGGACTTAACCCAGATACAGAATTGATTGATTGGACTGGAACTACAAAAGGTTTCCACTTAGATAAGGATGCAACTACAGCAATTGTTAACAGCAATTTAACTTTAGAGTTTGAAACTGGTGCAGACAATTTCCAAAATGAAGCTGATTTGGAAGGTACAACATATGATAAAATTTATTCACGTAAATTTACACTTGTACCATATGGTGGTTTTGATGGATGGGATATTTTTAGAGAACAAAGAACTAATGAAGACACTTATCAAGCAGCAGGTAACAAAGGACTCTTAGGTTTAGCAGTTGAAAACTTTGATGCTTATGCAAATACTGATGGTGACACAGTTATAACTTCTGATTATTATGCATATTTGGAAGCAATTAGGACTTTTGCAAATCCAGAATTTGTGAAAATAAGTTTATTAGCAACTCCTGGGATCAATACTTTTGACCATTCTAATTTGATTGAAGAAACTATTGAAATGTTAGAATCTGAAAGATGTGACACTTTTTATGTGCCAACTACACCAGATTTAGATTTAGGTTTTGAACCGATGACTGCCAATGGAATCGTTACTACATTAGATGGATTGTATGACACTAGTTATGCTGCAACATATACATATTGGGGACAATACGAAGATGTTGAAAACAATGTAAGAGTTTGGTTGCCACCAACAGCAGAAGTAATGAGGGCATTTGCTCTAACTGACAAAACAAAAGCTCCTTGGTGGGCAGCAGCAGGAATGAGTAGAGGTATTACTTCATTCATCAAGTCAAGAGTTAGTCCTAAAATTGCTGATAGAGATACCTTATATGAAGGTAGGGTAAATCCATTAACTACATTTCCAGAGGGTGTGTATATTTGGGGTAATAGAACTTTACAAGAAGCAGATACTTTATTGAAACAAATCAATATTAGAAGGTTGTTGTTGCACGTTCAAAGGTTAATTGGGAACGTTTCTATTAACTTATTGTTTGAACAAGCTGATGATGTCTTAAAACAACAATTTGATGCTGCTGTAAGACCAATACTAACTTCAATTGTTGAAGAAAGAGGTATTACCAAATTTACCATTGAATTAGATGTTAATTCTAATGCTGCTGTAACTGGTGAATTGAATGGAAAGATTTGTATCCAACCAACACCTGCACTAGAACAAATCAATATTGGGTTTTGCTTAACAAATGATGGAGCAGCATTTGACAATATATAAAAAAAAAAAGAGTGAATGCAAAATAATTTGTTAAATGAAGGACTTTTAGATAAGCTTAAAAATAAATTTATTGGGATAGGTTTGAATAAAACTGAAAAGAGAATTGCCGACTACATAAGTCGCCAATTCTCTCCACCTTTGCAAGATATTGTCAAATCGGAAATTTTAAAAAAAGGTAAAAAGTCTGATTTGTATAGTATTTTGATACAATTAGAAAGGGAACCTGATGATGAAAATTCTTTATTGGCATTATATTACTTAATTGGTAAACCATTAGAAACATTTTTTTTAAAAATCTTTAGAGTGGCTTATATGAAAAATAAGAAAATCTCTATGGGTAATAAAAGAGTTGATTTACTCATAGTATCAATTTTTAGTCAATTTTTAGATAAAAACAATAAATTTGTTGTGAAATTATTAGCACCTTTTTTGAGTCATGTAAATAATGAATTTGCCAAAACTAGATATTCAGATGTATTACAAAACCTTAACGGTGATGAGTCTGATGACGATTATGATGATGACAATGACGATTATGATGATGACAATGACGATTATGATGATGACAATGACGATTTAGATGAGAATAAAACTTATTTACTTGATGAAGGTTTTTTAGATGGAGTACATGATGTTAAAGCTAGGTTTCAGATGACAGATTTGTATTTTGACAATATGCCAAAGTTTCCAAGAAGGTTGAGGAAAAAAATGAAAGCAGATGCAATGAAACCTAATAATAGAAGGAAATTATGGAAAGCTTCAAAGGCGAATGATAAAAGAGCAGTTATGGCAGCAGTTTCAGAAGTTTTAGCAGAAACTATTGTTGAAAGATGTAAAAATGGATTAGGTGAATTGACTAAACAATATTCTTCAAAGTACCCAGAAATAACTGCTTTTGGAAAAATTTGTGAAGAGATTGTACAAAAACCTATTTTTAAAGCAGCAGTAATTAAAAGAATGAAAGCAGAAATTTCCAATTCCATAAATGCCAAAAAAGCTAAAGCTGCAAAAAAGAAAAAATAACATATTTTGGACAATCTTAGGAAAATAACTGTAAAAAAAGTTGCTGTAAATGGTTTAGAGTATACTATTGTCAAATATGTAGATATTGACACAGGTAGAATTGTTGACACTTCTGACATTGAAGATGTAGCTGATTTAAAAGAATTAGAAATATTATGTGCCTTTATGTGCCAAAAAGCTACATATTTTTCTCCAAGATTTACAATAGGGAATTGGGATACATCATTTGAAAGTGAAAATTGGATATATAGCTTTATAACATCAGATAATTCAATTTATACAGAATCAAGTATTGATTGGACACATTTAAGTGTGGAAGCAGCTAATCCTTTGGTTGCAGGTTTGGTTAATATTACAAATTTAAGTGTAGGTAAACATGAAATTCATATTGAAAATACAAAAGCAGCAACAAACTTAACTTATTTTTACAATTATACTGTAAAATTTAACAACAATTTGACTGTAAACTCTTATGGTGTTATTGCATGTAGTAACCAAGGAAATCTAACAGTGTACAGACCAAGTTGGGAAATATTAGTGTCCGCTGGGGACATAACTGCAAATTCTGGTGAATATAGAATAGACAGCCCATTAAATACATTATCATCAACAGACCACCCAGAAGAATTTGATTTGACAACTTTAACAGATAATACATCGTTAGAAAATAAAACCATTCCTATATTGGAATTTTCATTAGAATCTAATTTTGATGGATATTTACATGTTTCGTCAGGGAGTTTAAAATTAGGTCTTGGTGGTTTGACACAACAATTTAGTTATAGAAAACCATAAACCTAAAAAATGAAAAACCTTAGAAAAATAGAAATACATACAAACAATATAAATGGTGAAGAAATTACTATTACAAAATATTATAATGTGGAGACAGGGAAAATTGTTAATTATACCCCAAGTGTATTTGACAATATAAAAGATTTGAATATAGTTTGTAGCATTTTATGTAAACAAAAACAGTTTAAAGGGTTGCTATTGCCTAGGTTTGCAATAATCAGCAATGAAAAAACAACAAATGAAGGGGTTAGTACAATAACGGTTATAATAAAGGATGATTCAATTATTGATTTTGGAAATATTCTTAATACAACCATATATTTTGATAATAGTGGTAATGAATCAGGACTTTCACTATCTGTTACTCAAATAGATAGTGTAACCCATGCTGTTTCTTTTGTTGGTGTTGAGACTGGTTTGGCAGAAGGTTTAATGTGGGGAGAATATGAAGTGGCTTTTAATAATGGAATGGTTCTTAGACAATATATTGCTGCTACTATCGAAAAAGACCCATTTGAAGTAAACTTTCTATATATGGAAAATAATATAAGTGTATCATTTGCAGAATTAGACGTTGTTGCATCCTTTCACCCAAGTTTTTATTTGAATTATTTTGGAAATGTCAAAACAGTTACAAACAGTCAAAACCTCACTCCCATATTGGAAACAACTTCAAATGTATTTAACTTCCAACCTATGTCCAATATAAAAGGTGTATTACATTCCTCTATTTCTGGGGACATTCTATTTGGTTTAGGTGGGTTTTCCCAAGAATTTTATTTTTCAAATTAAAATCAAAAATAATTAAAGAACTATTTATATATAAAAATTAGAAAATGGCAGATTTACTTTTAAAAGCACCACTAAAATATGAACCGTTAAGAAAAAACAGATGGTTTTTAAGATTCCCAGATGATATTGGCATTCAAGTATGGGCTTTGAAATCTGCTGCTAAACCTAAAATGACTATTACAGCAGTAGAAATGGATTTTATGAACACAAAAACTTATGTGTCTGGTAAATACCATTGGAATGCAATACCTATTATAATTCGAGATTTTATTGCACCATCACAATCACAAGCATTAATGGAGTGGGTAAGATTACACGCTGAATCTGTTACAGGTAGAATGGGTTATAATGTTGGAGCAGCAAAAAATGTTACAATTGAAATGGTTGACCCAACTGGTGTTGTGGTACAAAAATGGACATGTAGAAATTGTATTTTAACTGGTGAGGTTGACTTTGGTGCTTTAGATTATAGTGAAGATGGTGTTACAGAACTTTCATTTTCAATCCAACCACAAGATTGTATTTTAAATTTCTAATTTAGGATTTTATTTTAAAGTTTATTTTTTAAATAAAGAGTAATGGAAAAACATGAACCCTTATGGGAAGAAGGCAATATATTATCTAGTAATAATTGGTCTGTTTTAATACCTAAATTGGATGGTTATGATTCAATGTTGATACAGTCAATAAATAAACCATCTTGTAAGATAACAAAAAATGAAGATGGGAGTTT